TAGAGTTCCATCATACTATCTAATGAACCATAATTCATCATAATCCATTGACATCCATATGTAAACAAAATTTCAGGATTTAAGTTTACCAAATCATTACCAATATCGGGTACAACCATAGTGATGTTATTTCGATTATAGTCAATTAGTTCTTCAGCATCAAAGGTTTGAGAAGCTTGAGTATAAGTTAACCTACGACAACGAGATTCAGACCAAGATACATTCGTTAATTCTTCCATCAAAGTTCCTTTAACTGAACCACCTGATACAATAATCAACTTGGATTGAAGATTACAGATAGGTTCAACTGCCAAATTTGTTCTTTGGTACCCGTACGCTTTATCTAACATATGTGCTCTACAAGGAGACGATTTCAATATTTCAGCAGCAGCATTAATAACAGTTGTTTTATCAGTATGGAAAACCAAACTTAAAACAAATGGGTCAGTTGAAACAGGAGAACTTACAGAATTAAAAGCATTATTTCCAATAGAATTACAACAAGCTTCAAACGGAACCGTATTATAAGCATAATCCACTCCCAGCTTTTGATTTTTAAGACCTACAACTGGCTTATCATTCGCATCTGTATAAATATCTAATTCTACAAGACGAACACCTGCTTTAATTGCCAAAGGAAGAATTGAATCACTTACATAGTCATAGACTTCTGATCCGGGAAAAATAGAGTAAGAAGATGAAGCCATATAAAAATCAGCTAATCTATATTGTTCTGGTTGAGGACATCCTAAAGGAGCTAATCTTGTAACTGTAGGGTACACTGCAAAATTAGGGCCAGCAACAGTTAAAGCTTTTGATTCACCAGGTTGTAATGATGAATAAATGCCATAGGCAATAATAATTACAAGTAAAGCCATACCAATTCCCAAAGGTGTAGCATATTCTTTAATAGTTTCCATTACTTCTTGTCAATACTAAATAACAAACCGCGGAAACTTCGCATAACATCATCGTGAACTCTTTTATTCATTGGTATTTCTAGAAGACAACAATAATGAAAATATAAACAATACATTCCACACTCAGAATCTTCGTATTGATGCCGAGTTTTATTATAATTTAATTTTGTAGGTTTTTTATGTATTTTTGTTTCATCCCATTGATGTTTCCATCTAAACATTAATCTTTGAATTTCAGGTTCAGGAGAATGAGAATATGAATCAAAATAAGTTATATGAGCAAATTCACGAAGAGGATTCAGATCAACATATAAAGCTATCCAATGCTGTCCAGGTCCTGTACTCACATCAGTATTAAAAACAATTCCTATCTTTGTCTTACCTTTTGCATAAATATCCCGAATATTCATAGAGCATAAAGAGCTTACGATACAAGACCCAGTGTTACTCTTCTTATCAAAATCAATTGGGATAGACCCTATGAAATAATATTTTGAAAACAACTTCATAAATTGATGTTCTATTTTTTCAATATCTATGGAAGATAACCAATCGCCGGGGTTTTGAACCCATGTTGACGGAGCTTCAGGTTTGTCCATCATACTATAAATAATACATTCAGTAGTTCCAGCAGTACATAATCTATGCAATCTTCTACGAATTTCATTCCATACAGTTTTTATACTTCCTTGGGGAATATGAGGTTCACGAGGATGTTCTTTATTGTAAACTTTCCTGAGGTTTTCTACCTCTTCTCTATCCATTATATTGAAAATGGATTATCTTTGATGATTCAAAATAAGTTTAAGAATGGAATCAACAAACGACCTTAAGAGATGCGTAAAGCAATACCGCGATATCGACAATGATTTGCGTGAACTCAACAAGCAAGTGTATGAGAGGCGTGAACATCGTAGGATGATCGAGATTGAGATGATGGACCTAGTTAAGTTGCCAGAGTTTTCTAAACTAGATAAGTTGAGAATTGGTGATGATGAGTCAATTATTAAGATTGATAAGCCTGGAACATGGAATAAAGCTTGGACTCTTTCCAAAAAGGATTTGAAGGAACATCTCACTACATTCATGGCACAATCTACTGGTCCTTCGGATGTAGACCAAATCTTTAACTGGATTGTAGGTGAGCAAGCAAAGAAGCTAGTTTCTACAGAATATAGTTTCACACGAGTTATTAAGGAGTAATGGATGACAGGTTTAAGTTTAAGATTCCTGAAAAAAGGTATCGTCCACCTAGAGATACACCTAGAAAACCACGATATGAAGGAGTCCTGCCTAGTAGAAGCTCCAGAAAAGTAAAAGTAACACTAAGAAACAGTCCACCTGCTTCACCTGTTTCGCCTATAAATAGAGTCATAAGACCTCCTCGTATAAAAACAAGTCTATCCCATTTTGGACCTGATGATTTGTACCAGCTTTTTTATCGAGATTTAAAAGGTTCGCATAAATTCAAACTTGAATTCTTACGAGAAAACTGGAAAAACTTTAAGTTTCGAACTTTTATTGAGAAAGGATGGGGAGCAAGAAAACAATGTGAGAAAGTTTTAGAAGAAGCTAGAAATGACAAAGCTATTTGTTGGTTATGTGGTTTTTCAATTCGAGAACTTGGTGATGAACTTTTAAGAAGAAATCAACCAGCATGGACTACATCAAAACAAGACCCAAATGCAGATAATGCTCCTGAATGCGAACATCTTCTACCTGTATCTGCTGCTATTATTTTTCACGATGTGGCGTTAAAAGATCTTGATGTTGTAGGTACAACAGATTATTATGCTTTAAATTATAAATGGGCTCATAATATTTGTAATGGTCTTAAAAATCATCAACTTTTTATGAATATTAAGAATGAAGAAGGTCTTATCCCTCATGATAAGATAACTATTAATTACAACTTTATTAGACAGTTCATAACAACTTTATCATCTAGTTCTCGTGAAATAAATGAACTTTCTAGTTTGAAAGAAAATTGGGTTAATCAAAGAATAGCAAGTATTGCAAGTTCATTAAAACCTCTCGAAGAAGAATTGAAAAATTCACATTTCAATATGATACTTGGTGTCTCTAAAATTATTGAGAATATTGATTTCCTATATGATAACTATAAGAAATATCTAGAGAAGGTTGGAGATACTTCCACACTAGACGCATTAAATCTTTCAGAATTCAAGTATACTGCAGGTAAACGAAAACGGAATAATAAAACAAGAAGAAGAAAACGCAATGTATAATCCATACAATCCGAAAAATCGTTTATTTACGAAATCTGAGATACAGGTTATCTTAATTGATAATAATTGTAACTTTCAGACTAAAAACCCCGATTTGTATCAGAGAGCAATGGTACATTCATCTTATGTGAAACGAGATGAATATACAACTCCTACTGGTGAAGTAACTCAATTAGCAGATAAGCCTACCAACTGTTTAGGTTTATTTGATGAGTCTTATGAAACTCTCGAACATTTAGGAGATTCAATTTTAGGAGCTACTGTATCAACTTACTTATTCAAAAGATTCCCGAATGAAAATGAAGGGTTTCTTACAGATTTGAAAAAGGATATTGTTTGTAATGAGATGTTAGGATTTCTAAGTCAAAAATTAGGTCTTGATATTTTCTACGTGATTTCAAGACATAATGAAGATGTATGTAATGGACGTACCAACACAAAGAAACTTGGAGATATTTTAGAAGCATTTATTGGTGCGCTATGGATAGATTCAAATTACGATTTCAAGGTTTTGTACTCTTTCATAACCTGTATGATTGAGAAACACATAAACATTCCGAAACTTCTACTTAACAATCGTAATTTCAAAGAACAATTACAAAAGTTTTATCAAGCAAAATTTCATCATACCCCGAAATATGTGATGTTATCATCTGCGGCAAACACTTATACTATGGCTGCCGTTGATGAAAAAAATATACATCTTGGTATTGGTTCTGCTCCAACTAAAAAACAAGCAGAGCAAATTGCTGCTAAACAAGCATTAGCAAATCTTACTTCCTAGTCTTACGTCTTCCTCCTTTCTTAGCTCTTTTAGTTTTTTTACCTGCTGTAGGAACTGGTAATGCAGGAGCACGAAATACTATATCAACTACTTTATGAAGACTACTAGTTACATTATCTAACATATCCGAATGTTCCTTCAAATTTTCAGGTAAATCTTTTAGTCTATTA